CGGTGCGGTCGATCACCGACAACGCTCTGCGCACGGTAGTACGCGGCGAGCTGTCCGCTGAGTTCTTCAGCGCCCCGCAGCGGTACTTGATGGGCGCCGACGAGGCGATGTTCAAGGACAGCGACGGGAACCCGATCAGTCAGTGGGAGGCGTTCATCGGGCGGATCTTCGCTGTCCCGATGTACGAGGACCCGGACGGCGGCCAACACATGCCGGTGGCGGGCACGTTCCCGGCGTCGGATCCGAACGCGGCGCAGATGTATCTGCGCGGCCTGGCGCAGCAGTTCGCCGGGGAGACGGATATCCCGGTGGCGTCGCTGGGTGTCTCGCAGGAGTCGAATCCCGCGAGCGCGGACGCGATCGACGCGTCGCGCGACGATCTGGTCTATCTGGCCGAGGACGCGTGCGACACGGTGGGCGCTGCCGTGGACCGGTTGATGGTCTCGGCTGTGATGCTGCGCGACGGTCGCAGCGATGTTCCCCGTAGCTTGCGCAAGCTGCGGTCGCAGTGGCGTAACCCGAGGACGTACACCCGGGCCGCGATTGCCGACGCCGGGCAGAAGTTGATCGCTGCTGTCCCGTGGCTTGCGGAGACCGAGGTCGGCCTGGCTCGGCTGGGCCTGTCCAAGGATGAAATCGAGCGTGCGCTTGCTGAGCGTGACGCTGCGCAGGCGCGACTGAAGGCGTCGCAGCCTGCCCCTGAACCTTCCGCCCCGGCGCCGGATGCTGCCGAGACGGATACGGCGGACGCCGAAGACGAGGCGACCGCTGCCTAGTGCGCTTATCCGGCGCCTAGTTCAACTGGAGCCCCGCACGGGGCGCAATTGATCCTGCACAGGAGAAATACCTATGTCTGACACTGCCCAGAACACTGAGACCGAGGTTCCCCAGGCTCCCGCGGCCCAGACTGCACAGTCCGGCTCGGAGATCGACTGGAAGGCCGAGGCCCGTAAGTGGGAGGAGCGAGCGAAGGCCAACAAGGCGGCTGCTGATGAGCGTGATGCGCTGAAGGCGCAGATCGAGAAGCAGGGCGCCGAGTACAAGACGCTGGCCGAGCAGATGGAGGAGATCAAGAAGCAGGCGGACGAGCGCGCCGCAGAGGCTGCCCGCTACCGGGTGGCGGCGTCGAAGGGTGTCCCTGCTGACCTCCTGCCGGAGACCGGCGACGAGGAGACCCTGGCCGCTTTCGCTGACAAGGTGCTGGCGTTCCGCGCTGAAGCCGAGGCTGAGCAGCAGCGCATGGTCGTGCCGGGTGTTGGCAGCACCCCGCCGAAGCCGCCGACCCCGCAGGAGCGGGCGCGTGCGGCCGAGCAGGCGGGCGACTTCGCCACCTCGATGCGCGAGAAGGCCAACATGCTCGCGGATCTCGCGGCTGGTCAGACCAAGTAGTCCGCTTTGAGCCCCTGGTGGGGCGCTCCACTTTGAACATCAAGTGAGGTAAGACGTAATGGCTGGAATCACCGGGCAGGGCACCACTTACAACCTGCCGAACTTCGTGGGTGAGCTTCACGGGGTCAGCCCCGAGGACACCCCGTTGCTGTCCGCTATCGGCGGCCTGACCGGCGGCAGGAGCGCCAACGGCAGCACTGTTTTCACCTGGCAGACCTACGACCTGCGCGATGCCGACGACTCCCGGCAGCGCACCGAGGGCGCGAACGCCCCGCAGGCTGAGGGCCGGGTCCGTGGCAACGACTACAACGTCCTGGAGATCCACCAGGAAGCGGCCGAGGTCAGCTACACCAAGCTGGCCGCGACCAACGTCGTTGGCACCGTCGCTGGTGGCAAGTCCGTTCTCGGCGCGCAGCCGGTTCAGGATGAGCTGTCCTGGCAGGTTGCGCAGGCGCTGAAGCAGGTCGCTCGCGACGTTGAGAAGGGCTTCATCACCGGTCAGCGGACCCTGCCGTCCGACAACAGCTCGCCGCGGAAGACCGGCGGTCTGATCGAGGCGATCGAGCGCGGCCAGGTTGTCAACGGCACCACCAAGTCCAACGTGGTCGAGGTCGAGTTCGACTCGGGCTCTGGGACCTTCGCTGCCGCTCTGACCGAGGACGACGTGCTGGACCTGATGCAGATGGTCTGGGACAACGGCGGCCTGGTCGAGGGTGAGACCCGGACCTTGATCACCAACAGCACCCTGAAGCGGGCGCTGACCAAGCTGTTCATCAAGGACCGCAACTACCAGGAAGTCTCCCGGAACGTCGGCGGGGTCAACTTGCAGACCATCGAGACCGACTTCGGCCGGGTGAACATCATGCTTGACCGGTACATGCCTGCCGACAAGCTGGTGGTTGCCTCGCTGAACGAGCTGGCCCCGGTCTACCTGGAGATCCCGGGCAAGGGCCATTTCTTCGCTGAGCCGCTGGCCAAGAACGGTGCGGCCGAGCGCGTTCAGCTGTACGGCGAGATCGGCCTGGAGTTCGGCGCGGCGCTGCATCACGGCCTGATCAAGTTCACCGACACCGCGGCCTGATCTGAGCCCATCGCAAGAGCCCCTGAGGTTTAGACGCCTCGGGGGCTCTTTGCGTGTCTGACCTATCGGAGGACGCATGGCTGAGCCTTTCCTGATACCCGAGGACCTGGCCCCGTTCGCGACGATCGACGGGGCGAAGGCCGAGGCGATGATCGAGGACGCGACCGCTATGGCGATCGGCGTCGCCCCGTGCATTGCCGACTCCACCGACCCGCAGGTGCGGGCTCAGGTGAAGGCGGTTCTGCGGGCGGCGATCCTCCGGTGGAACGACGCGGGCAGCGGCGCCTTGGTGACCAAGCAGGACACGACCGGGCCGTTCTCCCACCAGGAGACGTACGACACCCGTACGCACCGCTCGGGGCTGTTCTGGCCTGACGAGATCACCACGCTGCAAGGGCTGTGCAAGTCAGCGACGAAGCGCGCGTTCAGCATCGACACGACGCCGCAAGCGGCACGGGACAAGTTGGAGGCGCTGAATGGCGACGACACCAACTGAGACCGACATCCAGGCGGCTGCCGAGCGGTTCCCGGCCGGAGAGACCGTGACGATCCTGACGCCGGGCACGAAGACCGATCCGTTCAGTGGCAAGGAGGTGCCCGATCCGGCGCATCCGGTCGAAGTTGACTTCCCGTTCTGCGCGGTCGGTATGGGTCCGTCTGACGAGTCGTGGCTGGTCGGCCGGGACCTGACGAAGGTCGCCCTGGTCGTCTATATGCCGTACCACAACGCAGGCATCACGTCCGAGGATCGGGCGCGGGTGCGTGGCGTCGAGTACGAGGTGTACGGCGAGCCATTCGACTGGCAGTCACCGTTCGACCCGGAGGCTCCCGGCGGCGTGGAGGTCGCGCTTCGGATCACCGAGGGGTGAGCCGTGGCACGTAGGAACAAGCTGACGCTGAACCACGCCAACATCGGGCGGGTCCTGACGAGCAACGCGATGTACGCGGCGCTGGAGAAGAAGGGCGAACAGGTCCTTCAGAACGTCAAGGACGCCGCCCCGGTGAGGACCGGACGCTATCGCGACAGTCTCCACCTGGAGCGCGCGCTGACCGACCGGGCGGTTGTCCGGGTGGTCGCTGACGTGGATTACGGCCTGGCCGTCGAGGCGAACGACGCCCCTATGGCGGTCGGCCTGAACCGGAGCAGACATGCCTGATCTTGTGCTGCGCTCGGCGCTTGTCCTGGAGCTGTGCACGTATCTGCGTGCCGAGCTTGCCAAGCGATCCGAGTCGTACGCGCAAGGCGTCACCGTCTGCCGCACGGTGCCGAACCCTCGCCCGGACCGAGTGGTGCAGTTCGCCAACCGTGGCGGCTACGCCCTCAACGCTTCGTTCACCCGATCGACGGTCGACGTGAACGTGTGGGCGTCGCTGGGCGACGAGCTGGAGGCGGACAACCTCGCCGCGCTCGTTGTGGGCCTGCTGGAGCTTGCCAACTCGGCCGTGATCGCTGACGTGCAGGTTGCGACCTACCCGCAGGACGTGGCGCCCGATGACGGGCAGCCGAGGCGCTTTGCGCGCTTGACCGTTACACACCGGGCCTACCCGGTTGATTGAGCAGTAAGGACTAGATGACCTATGGGTGCAAACAACAGGCGAGTGGGGCGATCGGGAAGACCTTCGAGATCGAGGACGAGGCGCAGCTTGCAAAGCGGCTGACGCGGCAGCTCCTGAACATCTATGTGGAGCGGTCCCCGAAGAAGGGCGAGCAAGTTCTGCCTGCGCCGTGGGACGGCGAGGGG